CCGGAGGTCCATGTGACGAGGCCGCGCGACAGCCAGCCGGAAGCGAAGGCGAGCGGCGCGCGGAAGGCGGTCCGGGCGAGCACCACCGCGCTCACCGCCGCGGCGGCCGAATAGGCCGGGTCGTCGAGGTCGACCTTGCAGCGGCCGTCGCCGAGATCGGCGTCGCAGGCGCCGGAATAGACCCGGCCGGTCGGCTGGTTGAGCGCGTGGGCAAGCGAGCGCAGCTCGGCGCGGAAGGCGAGCGGCCCGCGCATGAGCTCGCCGACCGAGCCGGCGAAGATCGTCACCCGGTCCGCCACCGCGCCCCAGTCGACGCGGAACACCTGGATCGCCGCGCCGTCCCAGAGACCCCTGGCGATGTCGTCCTCGCTGAGCGCCGCCGAGGAGAGCGCGCCGGCGGCGTCGATCGTGTCCACCGCCAGCCCCAGGCTCGCCGCCCAGGCCGAGCCGGAGAGCCCGGACGCGGCTTGGTAGGTGACGCCGTCGAAGGCGAGGTCGCGGTCGTGGTCGGTGAAGCCGAGCACGGTGCCGTCGGCGCGTTCGAGCCGCCAGCAGGTGCAGAGCGTCGTCACGCCGGCGGCGAGCTTCGCGGCGAGCCCGGCCGGGACCGGCTTCATCCTGGGGCCCTCGAAGGGTTCACAGCCGCAGCTCCTCGAGCAGGATCGACGGGATGTCGCCGATCGTCGAGCGCATGGTCAAATCGAGCTTGCCCCTGAAGTGGACGGGCACGTGGAACTCGCCGCCCCAGGTGAGCGCCGCGCCGACGGCCGGCGCCGCGTCGAAGCTGACGGTCCCGGTCGAAGCGGAGACCGACCAGCCGGCCGCCTGCGCCACGCCGTCGACCGCCACCAGCACCGAGGCGGCGCGCGGCTTGGCGATCGGCCGGTCGAGATGGTGGCCGCCAAAGCTGTATCGCTTGACCAGCGGGAAGGCCGTCGTGACGCCGTCGCCGGTGCCGAGCGCCTGGTCGAGCGGCGTCGGCGCCTGCAGCGGCGGCCGCGAGCGGTAGTCGGTCCAGTCCTGGAGCAGGAAGCCGCGGAGCGGCCCGCCGGCGACGTGGTAGAGGTGGAGGATCTGGTCGAGCTCGTCATAGGTGCGGACCGCGTAGCGCGCGTCGTAGGTCCTGAGCGGCGCCGACCAGGGCGTGTTGCGCTCCGAATGGCCGGAGACCTTCAGCACCTCCTCGACCAGCCAGTCCGGCCCGCCCACCGAGCCCTGGGAGATGTGGACGGGGAAGACCACGCCCTCCATGAAGCCGGTCTCCATCAGCTGTGCCGCCGGGCCTCGGCCGACAGCCGCGCGGCGCCGCGGAAGACGCGCGTGCGGTCCTCGGCGAAGGCCTTCGGGTTCGGCGTCTGTATGGAGATGAAGGTGTTGTGGACCTCGCGGGCGCCTTGCATGGCCCCGCCGGGACGCGCGCCGCCCGGCTCGGCGGCGAAGCGCGGCGGGCCGACATGACCGCCGGCGGCGAAGCCCGGCGCGCCGGCATTGATCGCCTCCAGGAGCCCGCGGTTGCGTCCCGTCGCCCGGGCATTGACGACGAACTCGCCGGCCGACAGCCGCGCCGGGATCGCGTCGTCGGTCGGACCGCCCGGACCGCTAACGAGTCCGCTCACCAGGCCGCCGCCGGCGAAGGGAAGGAAACGGCGGAACCAGCCGCCGACCGCGCCGGTGTCCGCGGTCCCGGAGCCGCCGAAGGCCCAGGCGTTGAGGACGTCGAGGCCGCGGTTCAGGAAGGCGTCGAAGACGCGGTTGGCGGCGTTCAGGAGGGTTTCGGCGGCGCCGGCGGCGGCGCGGAAGTCGGCGACGACGCCGCCGAGCACGCCGCGGCTGGCGCCGCGGATGCGGTCGAGCCCGGCGATCGCCCGGTCCTGCGCCTCCTGCCAGTCATATTGCGCCTCGATGATCTGGCGGATCTCTTCGCGCTCCTTGGCGGTGGCGGCGGCGCCGGCCTCGCGCAAAGCCGCCTGCACCGCCCGCTCGCGGCCGGCGAGCTGCATCGCCAGCGTCTCCTCCGACAGCGCGCCGATCAGCGCCGCCACGCCGTCGCGCTCGGCGTCGACGGCCTTCGCCGCGGCGCCGCCGGCGCGGCCGCCCTCGCGCGCCGCCCGCGCCTCGGCCGCCTGCCGCTCCGCCTCGGCGACGCGGCCGAGCGCCGCCTCGTATTCCCGCAGCGCCGCGGCGCGCGCCTGCGGCCCCTCGGCGCTGTCGATGGCGCCGCGCAGCCCGGCGAGCGCCCGCTCGCGGTCGGAGAGGTCGGGCAGCGCGATGCCCTGCAGCGAGCGGAGGGCATCGCCAAAGGCCTCGACCCGGGCGAGCTCGCCGGCCGCGGCGGCGCCCAGGCCCCGCACCGACGCGGCGTTCTCCGAGAGGGCGGCCGCATCTTCCAGGGCCGCGTCGGTGAGGTCGAGGAGCTCCAGGGCCAGCGCCTTCAGGGCGGCGTTCTCGGGCTGCGTGGCGGCGATCTCGGCGACGGCCCGGCGGAAGGCCTTCACGTCCGGCTCTCCGGCCTGCAGCCCTTCGCGCAGCCGCGCGATCGCCGCCTCGAACGGGGCGAACTCGCCGACGTCGAAGCCGACGATCTGCGGCAGGCTGGCGCCCCGCCGGAAGGTCGGCGTGCCGACCTCGGCGAAGACGGCGTCGAGCTTCTCCTTGAGCGATGCGGCGAGGCGGGCCGTGTCGCCTTCCAGTTGCGCCCGCACCACGGCGATCGACTCCCGCCCGTAATCGGCGGCGGCGCCGGCCGCCTCCGGCCAGGCGTCGCGGATGCGGCCGATCAGCGCCTCGTGGCGCTCCAGCGCGTCGGCGGTCTCCTCCGCCCCGCCGGAGATGGCGTTCCAGGCGAGCTGCGCGCCGGCGGCGAGCGCGGTGAAGCCGAGCAGCGCCAGATTGAGCGGGTTCGTCACGAAGGAGGCGATGCTGCCGCCGACGGCGCGCAGCGCCCCGAGCACGCCGGTGCCGGGGCCGAAGGTCTGGACGATCTGCGAGCCCTGCTGGGCGATCGCCAGGAACGGCGACTGCCCGGAGGCGAGCTGCACGCCGAGATCCTGCAGCTGGAACTGCAGGCCGGCGAGCTGCTGGCCGGTGAGCTGCACTCCGCGCGCGGCGGCGCCGGCCGACGTCGACGCCGCCCGGCCGACCGCGCCCTGGACGGCGGCGATCTGCGCCGCGCTGCCTGCCATCTCCGCTTCCAGCCCGGCGAAGGCCGCTTCCGCCTGGCGCGCGGCGCCGGCCGCCGCCGTGCCGATCTTGGCGACGGCGGCGCGCGTCTCCTCCGCCGCCTTCTTGGCGCCGGAGGCGTCGCCGGAGACGACCAGGGCCAGATTCAGCGCCAAGCGTCCTCCTCGGGCGTCACGCCAGGTTCCCCCTATTCGATCCGCGGCGCGACGCCGTTCAGGGCGTCGCGCGCTTCCGCTTCCATGACCCGCAGGCCCTCCCAGACCGCCGGGTCGAGCCTGAGCCCCGCCGCCTCGATCCCGGCGCGGGCGCCGGCGTAATCGAGGCCGATCCAGACGAGCCGGTCGCCCGCCGTCCCGGTCCGCCACTGCGTCGCGGCGGCGAGGAAGGCGAGCACCGCCGGCACGTTGTCCGGCCACACACCGTCATCGCTGCCCGCCGGCGCCTCGCGGAGCGCCGCGGCCACTGCCGGGTCGAGCCCGAAGCGCTCGGCATCCCGCGCCGCCTCGTCCAGGCCGCCGCCGCCGCCGAGACCGCCCGTGGCCCAGCGCCGGGCGGCGGCCCTCAGTTTCCCGCTTGCGCCTCCGCCACCGTGGCGAGGTACGTCTTGACCAGCGCCATCCGCGCGTAAGGCAGCCGCAGCACCTGGTCGCGCGCCGCCTCCGAATAGGCGACCGGGTTCTTGCCGTCGGAAAGGTCGTCGAGGTGCACGATCGCCGCGGCGAGGAAGTCGCGCGTGCCCTTCTCGCTGGCGAAGTCGAAGCCGGCCACCTGGTCGACCGGCACGACGCGGAAGGTGGCGCGGAAGCGCTCCTCCCGGAACGCCTCGCCGTCGGGCACGCGGGCGACGACCGGGCGGGTGAAGGTCGGCAGCTCGGCGATGTTCAGCATTCTCTGTCCTCCTCAAGCCGGTGACTCCCGACTGCCGACTGCCGATTGCCTAGGTGAGCGTGATGGAGAACTGGTCGTTGCCGGCATCGGGCAGCGGCGCCAGCCGGAGCGGCCATTCGAGGATGTCCTGGTTGTTCTCGTAGCCGGAGAGGCGCTTCAGCTGGGCGGCGGGCGCGGACAGCGTGACGATCCGGCCGGCGGCGGTGCCGTGCACCAGGCTGACCGGCACCTGCGTCTGCGCCTGCGCCAGCGCCAGCGGATGGAACGTGGTGAGCGCCACCGCCTCGACCTGGGCGGAGATCGCCTCCGCCTTGTCGACGATGAGGATCTCCTCGCGGCCGATGAGCAGCCGCGGCTCGACCTGGTTGCCGAAGTCGAAGGTGAAGGAGCGCAGCACCAGCGCCACGCCGTCGACCGTGAAGGTCGGCGTGTTCGCCTTGGTGGCGACCGCCGGCGCGATGAAGCCGGCAAGGTTCGGGTTGACCCGCGCCTGTTCGGACGGCGCCGCCCACAGCCCGGTGAAGGTCCAGCGCACCACCGGGATGCCCTGGGCGTTGAGGGTGACGATTCCGGTGCCGCGGCAGCCGAGGAGCACGTGCCGGGTGTCGCCGGTCCAGAAGTAGATGCTGACCGACTCCATCGCGTCGGAGACCGGCGCGTAGGTCACCGACACGCCGGCGGCGATCACTTCCGACAGCGCCGCGCCGCGGGCGAGCACGCCCCAGGCCGGCGGGGTGCCGGCGGCGCCCGAGCCCTGCAGCTCGGTCTCGAAGGCGAGCACCGCCCGGAGCCCCGTCGGGATCTCCGGCTGCGCGCCGAGATAGGGCCGCTCCAGCTCGCGCGACACGTCCTCGCCGGCCATCGGCTCGAAGGAGACGTTCCTGGCGAGGATGCCGTTGCCCGCCGCCGGCGCGGAATCGGTCCCGTAGACCGCCTCGATCTTGGCGAGGATGATCTTCGACCGCCACTTGATCGGCATCACTCAGCTCCCTTGCCGCGCCGCGCCCTGTCCGCCTTCGCGGCGCCCAACTCGGGACCACCCGAGTTGGGAGGAGAGGCCGACGCGGCTGGATGGCCGAGTGGGTGAGGGCCCGGCTCCGGCCCTTCCGAGTAGGGTGCGCTCGGCTCGGTCCATTCGCGGCGCTTCAGGCCGCCTTTGTCGTCGACGACATAGGAGCCGCCCTGGTTCGGGTTCGAAGGGGTCATCGGGCGATCCTCAGCTGGCGGCGGACGGCGAAATTGAGCTGGAACATCACCGTCCCGGCGGTGAGCGAGACGAGGTCGCCGCGCACCGGCACGAGCACGTCGAAGGCGTCGGCGTCCGGCTCCCAGCCGGCGAGCGCGCCGAGCACGGCGTCCGCCAGCGCCTCGACCTTGGGCAGCACCTTGCCGCCGGTGGCGTCGCCGGCGACGCGCTCGACGAGGAGCACGCCGACCGTGTCGGCGACGACCTGCGTGAACAGGCCGGTCACGGACTCGCCGCGCTCGGCGCGGAAGCCGAGCGGCAGCAGGAAGGCGTGCGGGGTCACCTGCGGCAGCTGTCCCGCCTTGACCAGCGCCGACAGCTCCGCCGCGCCCTCCACGCGGCGGGACAGGCTCGGCACCTCGGCCTCCAGCCGTGCCTTGATCGGATCGAGGAGCACCTACCCTCCCTTATCCTGAGGAGCGAGGCGAAGCCTCGCCTCGAAGGGGCGGGGAGGAGGGGGAAGGCAGCAGCCAGTCTTCGGCGATGGCGGCGATCTCCGCCTCGTCGTCCTGGTCGATGCCGAGGAACGGCCGCGCCGGGATCGTCACCTTTTTCGCGAAGACCTTCTGCCCGCCGACCTGGAAGGCGAGCCGCTTGCCCGGCTGCGCGGTGATGGTGCCGCCGAACTGGTGGATGGCGGCGTAGAGCACGTTGGTGCCGACCTCCACCTGCCCCTCGCTCGGGATGTGGGTGAGCGACTGGACGAGCCGGCCGGTCTGCACCAGCGTCTGGCCGCTTTCGGCGAGCGCCCGCACCGACGGCGGCCAGGGCGAGCCGTCCGGCTCGCGGCCCGCCTCGAAGCGCTGCTGCGTCGACACGACGAGCGACGCGCCGATCCGGTCGAAGAGCCCGCGCGGGTCGTCGGCGCGCGCGGCGAGCGCCGCGGCGACGGCCCCGGCCGCCTCCGTCCCGTCGATGCGGATGCCGACGCCCTCAGCCATGAGCGCGCTCCCTCCCCCCTTATCCTGAGGAGCGAGGCGGAGCCTCGCCTCGAAGGGGCGGGGGAGGGTGGCCCTCGGCGTCAGCCGAGGGTCGGGAGAGGGCCTGCTGCCGCAGCCGGCGCTTGTTGGTGCCGCGCGGCCGCGTGCCGTCGCCGCGCCACCCCTTCGTTGGTGGCGCGACGGCGAGCACGGTCCCGAGACATGCGGCGCCATCGGCGCGACAAACCCAGGGAGGAAGCGGGCGAACGGGATCGGTCACACGAAGCCCCGCAGGCTCTCGGCATCGAGCGGCCGGTTCGGCTCGGTGGTGCGCACGCCGGAAGAGCCGCTCGCTTCCGGCTCGACGCCGGCGACGTCGAGGCGCACCGCGCCGGCGGCGATCTGCGCCAGCGTCTTCAGCGCGTCGCGGTAATCGGCGGCGATCTTCTCGGGCGCCACCTCGCGGTGCAGCTTGTAGATCGCCACCGCGCCGGCGAGGTCGGCAAGCAGCGCCGGCACGGTCGCCAGCGGCAGCCGGTAGCGGCCGGCCAGGTGCCCGTCGACCAGCGCGTCGGTGTCGGCGATCGCCCGGTCCACCACCGCGGCGTCGATCGTGCCGGTCGCCGGCACGGCGCGGTCGGTCAGCGCCACGAGCACGTCGGCGCCGTAGCGGTCGGTCAGGAGCCGCAGCGTCGCATACACCTCAGGCGGCCTGCTGCGCCGCCACGGCGTTCCCGGCCAGGTGGTAGCGCTCCACCGTCCGGCCCGCCTCGTTCATCACATAGACCGTGCCGCCGTGCAGGACGGTCAGCTCCGCGGCGGCGCCGGTCGGGAAGCTGACGCTGGCGATGAGCGGGCCGCGCGGGCCGTCAAAGGCGCCGGGCGACCCCAACGGCTCGGCCTTGATCGGGCCGGGCGTCCGCACCAGCCACTCGACGCCGGTTTCATCGACCTGCTTCACGGTGAACATCGTCCTTTCCTCCTTCTGCTGCTGCTAAAGCGTGTCCTGTTCGTGGGCGCAGCCCCTACCGCCCGAGCCCGGCGAGCCAGCGGTCGAGCTGCTCGCCGGCCGGCGGCGCCACCTCCGTGCCGTCGGGCAGCACGACGAGCAGCGACAGGTTCGGCTCGGCAAGGAGCGCCCGCATCTCCTCCGGCGCGAAGCGCTCGATCGGGTGGTCGGTCGCCGCCTTCGGGTGGCTCATTCCGGCGCGCCGGAAGCCCTCGACCTTGGAGGTGATCCTGAGCACCGGACCCGAGTTGAGGGCCGGACCGGGCGTCCGCGCCTGCTCGAGCACGATGGCGACGAAGGCCTCGCGGATCTCCGCCTCGGTGAGGCCGCGGTCGCCGGCGAGCGCCTGGGAGAGCCAGGCCAGCGCCTTGGCGCCGTCATAGGTGCCGTCCGGGTTGCGCGCCGCCTCGTTCAGGGTGGCGACAGGCGAGCGGGTGAGGGTCGAAGCGGAGACGGCGGCCGCGTCCGGACTGGTGGTCGCGGCTGCCGTCTCCCCGCCCGCCCCGGTCGCGGGCGCCTCGGCCGAGCTTCTGGCCTCGGCCGAAGCGGATCCGGCGGCCATTCCAGCCGCCGGGCTGGCCTCGGCGGGAGCGCTGCCCCTGGTATTCGTTCTCGCTCGCTTCAAGGTGTTACCCCGCAGAAAACCTCATGAGCCCGTCGAAGGATCAGGCGAGCCAGGGCACGACGAGCAGCTCGGCGGTGCCGGCCCATTTGTTGGACTCGCCGCCATTGACGAGCTGCGACTGCAGGAGCGCCCGGCCGGCGCCCTCCAGCGCGGGCGGCACGACGAGCAGGTCCGGCATCAGCCCGAGCGGCCGTCCGTGGTCGCCCTTCATTCCGGTCAGCGCGGCGCGCGCCGTCTCGTAATGGGCGGCATCGAGCGCCTGCTTGGACCCCCAGGCGAACTGCCAGAAGCCGAAGCCGACATTGCAGCGCGCGTCGGACCCGTAGACATATTCCCGGTTGGTGAAGACGTTGTCGTCCTTCGGGTCGTCCTTGGCGACGAACTCGAAGTCGCGGCGGCGCTGCAGGATGAGCGGCTTGAGCGGCCGCTTGGTGCAGAGCAGGAACCAGGACGTGCCGGCGCCGCCGTCGGTATTGGCCACCGACTGGGCCACGCCGTTCTCGTCGAGCACCGGATGGTCGGTGTCGAAGAAATACTGCCCGTCGTAGCAGGGGGTGGTGAAGCCGTCCTTCAGCAGCGCGAAGACCAGCTGGTCGTAGTGCGCCTTGGTCGCCGCGCCCATGTCCTCGAACATCGGTGCGTAGATGCCGAGATTGTCGGTCTCGATGTCGTCGCGGTCGACGCCGATGGTCAGCTCGAATTTCCGCTCGCGGATCGTGTAGTCGTGCTGGGCGAGGTTGTGGACCGCCCTCGGCCCCACCCATTCGCGCACGCTCGGCATCTTGCCGAGCCAGCCGTAGCGCACCTCCAGCGTCGAGGCTGGCACCAGCGTGGCGACGCGTGCCCACTGCGACGGCGCCTGGTCCAGCCCGCGCTGGAAGCTGGTCTTGAAGCCGGCGCGCAGCGCGGCGAGGTTCTGGGCATTGATCAGCATCTAGAATCCCCCTCAGACCCCGAGGCGCACCCAGACGCCCTGGGCGTCCACCTGCACCACCTTGCCCGCCACCGAGCGCGTGCCGGCGCCGTCCGTCTTCGCCACCGTCTGATCGTCGACCAGGTAGCAGTCGTCGCCGACCTCGGCCCGGGTGATGGCGTCGGCGCCGGCCGAGTTGGCGTAGCGGAAGGTGCCGCGGCGCACGCGGACGGAGACGGCGCCGTCGGCGCCGCCGGTATTGTCGACCTGCTCCTCGGCGCGGCCGGCCGTCACCAGGCCGGCGGCGGTGGCGCCGGGAATGGCGTAGCCGGCGGCGTTCAGCGCCACGATCGCGCCGGCGAAGATCTTCGCGCCGCCGTCGACGCCGTAGCTCTCGACGTCGCCGTCGGCGCGCGGCGTGTTGCGGTCGGCCGCAAGCGCCGCCATGTCAGAGCACCTCCTCGATGGCGCCGAGCGCCGCCCGCGTCGCCTTGTAGGCCTCCGGGTCGATGCCCATCAGCTGCACGACCCGCGCCTCGACCTCGCTGAGCTCGCCGGCCGGCTTGTCCTTCTCCGGCGGGGTCGCCTTGGCGCCCGAGCCGCCGAGCTTCGGCAGCGCCTTGACCTGCAGCTCCGCCGCCGCCGCGTCGGTCATGTGCAGCGAAACGAAGTAGCTGCGCAGCGGCTTGACGCCGATGCGGCCCTCGGCGATCGCCGCGTCGACGAAGGCCTCCGCCTGCGCCTTGGCGGCTTCCGCCTGCTGCGTCTGCCGCTCGGCGAGCACCCCGGCGAGCTCCTGCTGCAGCGCCACCACTTCGGCGACCGGCACGAACTTGGTCGGGTCGACCAGCTCCTGCACATGGCTCAGCACCACCGTCAGTTCGGCGTTCTCGTCGGCGCCGGCGGCCTTGGCGATCGCGCCGATCTGCGCGGCCTGCAGGGCGACATCGGTCTTCAGCTTGCTGACCGCGGCGAGCGCATCGGCCTCGCCGGCATCGTCGGGCAGGCCGAGCTCGGCCCTGATCTTTTCCAGGAATTCCATGGCGGCTCCTTCCGCGTGGAGGGCCGTCAGGCCCTGCAGGTTGGGTCGATTGGTAAGGGAGGCGCGCAGGATCTCCACGACGCGGCCCTTGGCGTCGTGGGCGATCACCGGCGAGATGTAGAGGTACTCGCCGTCGGCGACGAGGCGGCGGCCCTCGCGGGTCCAGTCGACCCGCGCCCAGATGCCGTCGTCGCGGGCCTCCAGCGCCGTCAGCCAGCCGCGCGCCGGCGACGGCCCGCCCTTCGGCGCGGCGAGGTCGGTGGCGTGGTTCTCGTCGAGCGGCAGCCGCCCGCGCCCCTGCAGGCTGCGCCGGATCAGCGCCAGCGGATCGGGCGCCCGGTAGGGGCCTCGGCCGTCATAGGTGCGGATCTCGCCGGCCGGCAGCAGGTGCAGCCATTCCGGCACGCCGCCCTCCGGAGAGGCGGCGAGCTCCTGCACCTGACACTGGGCGATTTCGAACATGCCGGCGAAACTAGCCGGCGCCCGAACCCCCCGTTTACCCGCGCCGGGCGCGCGGGCAGGCAAGGCGGGAAGAGCGGCGTTCCGCGGCGAAGCCGCGGGCGGCGGCCCGGCCGGCCCTCAAACGCCGCTTTTGAAGCGGCTTAAAAGCCCCGGGAGGGCCGTTCGGGGGGTGGGAGGGTGTCACAGCCCGGCCGGCGGCGCAAACAGGCTCCACGGGCCGCCTACCTGATGCCCAGGCGCCCGGCGCATTCGGCCCGAAGGACGGCGCCGGTGCGCAGGGTCACCGCCATGTCGCCGTCGCCGATGTCGATGCGTTCGATCATCCGGCGCACGAACCAGATGGCCTCGTGCTCATTGCGCCAGGAGGGGTCCGGCGTGCCCACGATGCGGTCAACGAGACCCAGCACGGCCGCTTCCAGCTCGGCCGCGCGGAACCGGGCGTAGGGGCTGGAGCCTGGGCCATAGCGGTATTTTTCCGCGCCGGCTACGTAGTAGCGGTAAAGGAACCCCTTGCTGCGCGTGAAGGTGTGGTGCATCCGACCGCCGCGGCGGTCGAACAAGAGCCCGACCAGCATGATGTCGGGCGGCTTCGATGCCAGCGGCCGCCGCCACTTCGTGCTGCGCGCCATCACCTTGCGAGCCCGCTGCCAGGTCGCCTCGCTGACGATCGGCTCGTGCGGTCCGGGCTGGCCCTTGCGCCGGTGGACGATCTCGCCGCGATAGACGCGGTGGGTGATCATGTGCCGGATCCCCGCCGGGCCGAACGGCTTGCCGTTCATGTTGAGGACCCCGTCGCCGAAGAGCTCGTTGGCGACGAGCCGGCAGGAGCCGAGCTTGATGTAACGGGCGAACACCCTGCGGACGATCGCCGCCTCGGCCGGCTCGACCACCAGCCTGTTCGCGTCCTTGCGGTAGCCGTAGGGCCGCCTCGGCACCCACAGCCCGCGCGCCCGAGCGCCGGCGAACCAGTCCCGCAGCCGCTCCCCCGTCACCTCGCGCTCGAACTGCGCGAAGGACAGGAGCACGTTCAGCGTCAGCCTGCCCATGGGCGTCGCGGTGTTGAAGGACTGCGTCACGGCAACGAACGTGACCCCCCGCTGCTCGAACTCGGCGACCAGGTTGACGAAATCGCGCAGCGAGCGGGACAGGCGATCGATCTTGTAGACCACCACCACGTCGACCAGACCAGCCTCGATGTGCTCGCGGAGGCGCGTCAGCGCCGGGCGTCTCAGGCTGCCGCCGGAAAAGCCGCCATCGTCGTAGCGGTCGGGCAGTTCCGTCCAGCCCTCGCCGCCCTGGCTGCCGATGTAGCTTGCGCAGTAGGAGCGTTGCGCGTGCAGAGAGCTAAACTCGGCGTCGAGCCCTTCGGCGGACGATTTGCGCGTATAGATCGCGCAGCGCACGGGCGGCGCGCGGCCTGTCGTCATGGGCTCGTCCCGTGAGGGGCTTCCTGCCAAAACACACCCGCACACGCCGCCTGCGGAAAGGCCCGCAGCGGCGCCTGTTTTCAAAGTCACACCTGCGGCGCAGCCGCGGTGACCGTCATGTCGGGACGCGTGTTTCGATCCGCGCCGCGGGAAGCGGCGACGTCCGGCAGAGTGGCGCAACCGCAACGGAGAGGCAAGGGGGTGCCGTCAGGCAGGATCATCGCGCTGCCCGAGGCGAAGCTCGGGCAGAAGATCAGCGATGGCCGCGCCGCGCGCCGCCGCGATTCCGGCGAGCTCGCGGTAGACGCCGGGTCGCGGCCGCGCCCGCCCCTGCCGCCAGTCCTGCACCGTGTCCTTGTGGACCTTGAGCGCCCGCGCCATCTCGGCCTGCCAGCGCTCACCCCACAGCGCCTGTCCGGCGCGGGTGATCAGGTTGTCGGTCATGCGAGTCGTCGCTCCAGGCTGCGCAACTCGTCGATCATCCGGCTCGCCTCGGCAATGGTGAGCGCCGCCGGGAGAGGCGCTCCGGCTTGGCCGACGGCCCGGCGGAGTGCCACGATGCAGGCGCGCTGACGCGGCGTGGCGCGCCGGACCAAAGCCGGCGGGCGGTACGCTTCGGCCCAGACGCCCAGCCTAGCGATGCCGCTGCGCAGCCGCAGCGGCATCGCTAGGCTGGGCGTCTGGGCCGAAG